AAGAGAAGCAAGAAGAACTTCGTGAAAGACTTAAGGTTGTAGAGAAATGGATAATCGGTGCTGCCGCAGTATTAGCTGCTGGCGTTACTGTTATTGGATTTGCTACTAACATTTCTAAGGCATACCTGTAGGATAATAGGTATTATATTTTTTATAAATATTTCTATATCAAAGTAATCAAGAGAGAGAAACATGGCACTTTGGGGAAAATCTGACGCAGATGAGTCTAAGCCAAAGTGGCTGACTACTGCTGAAAAGAAGGAAGTTTATGCTACTGCGTCTGGTTGGGTTAGAGAAGCTGGCTCTTCGTGGAGTGGTAATGGTAACACTAGTGCTCAAGCAGAAGTTTTAGCATGTATTGGTAGTCTTTCAACTGATATTGGTGCAGCTGATGTAACTGAAGTAGAATGGATTACAACAACTGCTGATAAGTCCGCTGGATTTACTCTCTCTGTTAGAGTTAGATACAACGAACCTGTTACAGTTACTGGAAGTCCAACACTTGTAGTTACTAATGATACAAATGCTAATCACACATTAGTATATGCTAGTGGAACAGGTTCTAATGAATTAGTATTCTCACTCGTAATCGCTGCTGCTAACGCAGCAACTGACGCAGATGACGTACTATCCATAGCTGCTCAGAACATTCTGAAGCCAGGTGGTGCTACTATGAAGGATGCAACTGGAACAGCAACTGATTCAGCTGTTGCTATCTCTGGTACTCAGGGTACTGCTGCTGGAACAATCACTGTAGTTGCTTAATGAATTAAATGAAATTTACTGAATTGAATGAGGAGAACTTTCTCCTCTTTGCCATTAAACATTATGAAAATCCTCAAGCAGTAACCAGAGATGATTTTGATAAAGATTTAAAACACTTTAAATACATCAAAAGGTTACTTAAAAGGTATAAGAGTAGTGGTGAACTAAAAATTCATCTATTAATAAATCATTTTATTATTTTGTATAATATTTTTGGTGATGCTACTACTCCTATGTTATTTTATAAGATTGATGAAGATCTTTGGTCGCCAATTAAAACATTTATTGTTTTTTTAAATAAGCTTCCTGAATTTCCGCATTGTTATATCCATGATATTGATATAGATGAGGTTTGTTTAAAGGAGTTGGAGAAAGTATCAAATGGAGAATAGGAATCTTTTTAATAGAATAAAAGAGATGATTCAAGAGGATGGGATGGTTGCTAATGCTCCTGGTGGTAGTGGTGGATTCTCCGGTTCTTCTGCTGAAGAGGGACCAACATCTGGGTTTGATCCGGTTATTAAGCCAATGAGAAAGAGATATATCTATCAGAAAGGTATTAGAAAAATTTGGAATAAAAAAGAGAAGAAGTAGATATATGGAAAGGGATATAAACACTGCTATTTTAGAGCGGTTAGAGAGAGTAGTGGATTCCTTACAAGAAAACTCCATTAAGATGGGGCAGCTTCTTGCCGTCCATAATGAGAAGTTAGAAAAACAAGATAGAATAGATGCAGTATTGTTTGAGAAAATAGAGAGCCTTCATAGAGAAGTTAATCGTCAATCAGATCAAATAAAGAGGGGTTGTGAAAGGGATATTAGATTGGTTGATCAGCGTCTTAGAGTTATGGAAAAGAAAATGTGGACTATTTTTGGTGCTCTTAGTATTCTTAGTTTCATCGTATCTCCTGCAGGACAGAAAGTTTTAAGTAATACCTTGTCATCTAGTAGCCATCAGGTTATAATAGATAGAAGTAGTTGATAGATTCGTATGGATTATGTTGATGTTCAATACATCAATTCTATATCATCAAGGCTCCAGAAATTTAAAAAAATAAAACCAGACCTTTATAACTTCAGGTGTTGCCTATGTGGTGATTCTAAGAAGAATAAAAATAAAGCAAGAGGTTATTTTTACCAGGTTAAGAATAATACAAATTTTAAATGTCATAATTGTGGATTAAATATTTCCTTTAATAATTTTTTAAAGCAATTTGATCCAGTTATACATAAAGAGTATATTTTTGAAAAGTTTAAGGGTGGGCATACCGGAAAGAATTTTGTAACTAGTACTCCTGAAGATATATTTAAAAAAGTGGATAAAGAAAAACCCACCTTTAAGAAAAAGATAAATATGGGGTTACCATCAGCTTTTGATGTCCAAATATCTGAAAGATATCTTTATGATAGGGCAATTTTTGATGGGGAATTTTATTATGTTGAAAAATTTAAAGAGTGGGTGAATACAATTAAACCTACCTTTGATAATTTGGAATATGATGATGAGAGAATAATTATTCCTCTTGTTATGAATTCAGAACTTATTGGATTTCAGGGAAGATCTATACATCACAGCTATGTTAAATATATTACTATCATGTTAGATGAGGAGGCTCCAAAGATTTATGGATTCGATACAATTGATAAAGAATTACCAGTCTATGTGGTCGAAGGACCCTTTGACAGCACTTTCCTCGACAATAGTTTGGCTTTATGTGGCAGTGACGGTGACATTGTATGTCTCAAAGGTTGCGATATTGTTTATACTTACGATAATGAACCCCGTAACAAAGAGATTGTCGATCGCGTTGAAAGAAGTATCAGAAGAGGTGACAAAGTTGTCATCTGGCCAAGTAGTATAAATCAAAAAGATATAAATGAAATGGTTCTTGTTGGACATGGGGTTCAAAAAATGGTAGAATCAAACACATATAGTGGATTAGAAGCAGAACTTAAGTTTAATTCCTGGAAAAAAGTATGAGTAATGGAACAAAGGTCAAAAAAAGAGATGGTAGATTTGAATCTCTAGATTTAGAGAAGATGCATCTCATGGTAGCTGAAGCCTGTAATGGACTCGCAGGTGTATCAGCAAGCCAAGTAGAGATGACTTCTGGTATTCAACTTTATGATGGTATTAGTACTGAAGAGATTCAGGAAATCTTGATTAAAAGTGCAAGTGATTTGATTGATTTGGAACATCCAAATTATCAATTTGTTGCAGCGAGATTGTTACTCTTTGCTATAAGGAAGCAATTATATGGTAGAAAGTATGAATCACCATCATTGATTAATCATATTACTGAGTTGGCATATTCTGATTATTATGATAAGGGTATTTTTGATAAGTATTCAAAAGAAGAAATTGAGAAAGTTGGTACATATGTAGATCATGAACGTGACTATTTGTTTACATATGCTGGACTGAGACAAGTAGTTGATAAATATCTGATACAAGATCGTAGTACTGGGGAAATATTTGAAACTCCACAGTTCATGTATATTATGATCGCCCTTACTATGTTCCAAGATTACACTAAAGAAACGAGGCTTAATTATGTCAGAAGATACTACGACGCAATCAGTAGACACAGAATCAACATTCCAACTCCCGTCATGGCTGGCGTTAGGACCCCTATCCGTCAATTTGCTTCTTGTGTTCTCATTGATAGCGATGATACCCTCGATTCTATCTTTAGTTCTGATATGGCTATTGGCAAATACGTTGCACAGAGGGCTGGTATTGGTATTAACGCGGGTAGAATCAGGGGGATCAATTCAAGAATCAGAGGAGGGGAGGTACAGCACACGGGTGTGGTCCCCTTCCTCAAAAAATTTGAGAGCACTGTTCGATGCTGTACTCAAAATGGCATCCGTGGTGGATCAGCAACTGTCCACTTTCCTATCTGGCACCAAGAAATCAGAGACATCCTCGTCCTCAAAAATAACAAAGGAACAGAAGACAACAGAGTCAGAAAGTTAGATTACAGTATACAGATCTCAAAACTTTTTTATGAACGTTTTATCGAAGGTAAGGAAATCACGCTTTTTTCCCCTCATGATGTTCCTGGTTTGTATGAGAGTTTTGGGACCGATAGCTTTGATGAGTTATATTGCCGTTACGAGTCAGATGAATACACCCCCAAGTCAACAGTTAATGCTCAAGAATTAATTCTTGATCTATTAAAGGAGAGAGCAGAGACTGGTAGGATTTATATTATGAATATAGATCATTGCAATTCTCATTCCTCCTTTAAGGATCAGATCTATATGAGTAATCTTTGTCAAGAGATTACTTTACCTACTACACCTATTAGCCATATTGACGACACTCTAGGAGAAATTTCTCTTTGTATTCTTTCTGCTATTAATATAGGTAAGGTTAATTCTGATAAAGAATTGGAAGAATTGTGTGACCTTTCAGTTCGTGGTCTAGAGGAATTGATTGATTATCAAGGATATCCTGTTATTGCTGCAGAAAGAGCCACAAAGGCACGGAGATCTCTTGGAATAGGTTTTATTGGTCTGGCACATTATCTTGCTAAGTTGGGTCATAAGTATGAGTCACAAGAGGCATGGGATGCTGTTCATGGACTTTCTGAGTCATTCCAATATTATCTTCTTAAATCATCTAATGAGATTGCCAAGGAGAAAGGATATTGTGAGAATTTTGGACGAACTAAGTATGCTGATGGTATCTTACCAATCGATACTTATAAAACGGATGTGGATGAGATATGTAATAAGGAGTTGAACCATGATTGGGAGTCTCTTAGATCATCTATCCTGGAGCACGGACTTAGGCACTCAACACTGTCCGCCCAGATGCCATCAGAATCAAGCTCCATTGTTTCAAATGCAACGAATGGAATCGAACCTCCTAGAGATTACCTTTCCATTAAGAAGTCGAAGAAAGGTCCTCTTAAACAAATTGTACCTTCTTACGGAACCCTTAAGAACGATTATACGCTTCTTTGGGATATGCCTGGGAATACTGGGTATATTAATATTGTTGCAGTTATGCAGAAGTTCTTTGATCAAGCGATTTCTGGAAACTGGTCCTATAATCCGGAGCATTACCCAGACGCTGAAGTTCCTGTTAGCGTAATGGCACAGGACCTTCTGACTACCTATAAGTTAGGTTGGAAGACTTCTTATTATCAGAATACACATGATATGAAGACAGATGAAATTGAAGATCCATCACATTCTATTGGATGGCATGATAATATAGAAGAAAGTGTACCAAATTTAAATAGTTTAGTTGATGATATTATGAATTCTGAGGAGGAATCTTGTGACAGTTGCTCAATCTAATATTAAAGGGATGACAGTATTTAATACTGAACAAGTTGATACTAAAAAACAACCTATGTTTTTTGGAAAACCTCTTGGTTTGCAAAGATATGATAGTTATAAGTATCCTGCATTTGAAAATCTAACAAAGCAACAATTGGGATATTTCTGGAGACCTGAAGAAGTTTCTCTACAAAAAGATCGTGGAGATTATCAAACACTTCGACCAGAACAAAAGCATATATATAGTTCTAATCTGAAGTATCAGATTATGTTGGATAGTGTTCAGGGTAGGGGTCCAGCAATGGCATTTCTTCCTTATTGTTCATTACCTGAACTGGAAGCTTGTATTGAGGTGTGGGGGTTTATGGAGATGATCCATAGTCGATCCTATACCTATATCATTAAGAATGTTTATACTAATCCTTCAGATGTATTTGATACTATTCTTTCTGATGATCGTATCCTAGAACGTGCTTCTAGTGTTACTGGAGCATATGATGACTTTATTAATCATGCTCAGCAATGGGGAACGAGTAATATGTGGAAATCTGATATGAAGGATTGTCCAACATCAGAGTGGGAGATTAAAGAAGTAAAACGTAAACTTTATAGGGCTATAGCTAATGTTAATATTCTCGAAGGTATTCGCTTTTATGTCTCTTTCGCTTGCTCTTTTGCTTTTGGTGAGCTTAAGCTTATGGAGGGATCTGCAAAGATCATATCCCTCATCTCAAGAGACGAAAACCAACATCTCGCAATCACCCAAAACATTTTAAACAAATGGAAGGAAGGTGATGATCCAGAAATGAAACAGATTGCTAAGGAGGAAGAGTCTTGGGTTCTTGATATGTTTAAACGTGCTGTAAATGAAGAAAAGAAATGGGCTGATTATCTATTCAGAGATGGTAGTATTGTTGGTCTTAATGATATTCTTTTGAAGCAATATGTTGAATGGATTGCTAATCGTAGATTGAAATCGATTGGAATGAAACCAATATATGATATTCCAGCAAGTCATAATCCTCTACCATGGACTCAGCACTGGATTAGTAGTAAAGGACTTCAGGTAGCTCCACAGGAAACTGAAGTCGAATCATATATTGTTGGTGGTATCAAGCAGGATGTAAAGAAGGATACTTTTTCTGGATTTAAATTATGAAACTTAATTCTATTGTTATTAGTTTTTTTCTATTGTGGGTTACTGGGATAATGATTTATGTATTACCAGTAAGTAAAGATAATCCAAATAGTATTAGAGATTCTGTTGAAAGTATTTTATCTAATAAGAATTAGATTTTAATACTACATCATATATGTTATTTTTTTCACTGACAAAAAATCTCCCCTCTATATTGGTATTATAATAATCATCATCCATTAATACATTTCTTTTGAATTGCTCATAAGTTTCGTAGTAGGACATTGATTTTTTGTGTGGACATAAGTATAATATTTCTCTTTTGAATTTATTTTTTCCTAATAATTTTACATCATCTTTTAATTCGTCGCAAGAACCAAAGTAGTTTTTCCAATCACTTTCTTTAGTTTTTCTGCGACCAGTTTTTTTATCTTTCCTTCTAGTCCAGAAGGATTTTTTTCCGATATATTTTTTATTATTTGTATCATTTGTTATGATATAAACAAAACCTTCTATACCTTTCTCAACTGATAGGTATTCTTTACCATTATATTCCCATTTCATAAATATTTCTTATCAGGGGTTGGCATTTCCAGTAAAATATGTTACTATATATAATATCTTTATTGAAACGGTATGAAATTTAATTTTAAGAAGTTGATATATGTGATTTTAATTGCATTAGCTACTACAACTACTATAGCTCATGCTTCGGATAAGAGAAAAGAAACTGATAAGAGTTGGAAATGTGTTGGTTGTACTCCATCCGAAAATATTACTCTTTCCTATCTTCAACAAAGAACTCTTATTGAAGATAAGAATTCTCTTGCTACCATTATGGGCAATATTAAGCAAGAAAGTATGTTTCTTCCTAATATATGTGAAGGTGGAGCCAGAGTATCATATGACAAATGTTACAGTGGTGGGTATGGATTGATTCAATGGACTACTTCTGGTCGTTATTATGGTCTTGGATCTTTCTGTAAGAAGTATGAATGTGATCCAAGTTCATTAGAAGGACAACTTCGTTATATGGTGAATGAAAATCAGTTTCAAAATAACCTTCCTTATTTTGAGGGAGCTGGAATGAATGTTGGTTATTATATGAATGCTGCTTATAGATGGTTGGGGTGGGGTATACATGGTAATAGAACAAATTACACTTATCAATATCTTGCCAAGCTCCACTATTCGTGATAGAATAATGTGGTGGGCGTATGGTGAAATGGATATCACAGGAACCTTCTAAGTTCTCATTCTTGGTTCGACCCCAAGTACGCCTGTTGAACATAACAGTTTTATTTTAGGTTAAATACTATGACAAATGTATTAAAGCAATTTAAGAAAATTGATCGTCATGGTCATGAAGAAACATGGGAGTGGATTGAGACTCCAGAATTGAGAAAATTTATTTTTAAACAAGAGGATAAAAAAGAGAAATGAAAATCTTTTTAGACACAGCTAACACAGCTGATATTAATGCTAATTTTTCTACTGGTTTTATTGATGGAGTAACTACTAATCCAACTCTTATTAGACGTAGTGGTAGAAATCCTGAAGAAGTATATCAGGAGATTAAGGATATTGGCGTCCAAGATATTAGTATGGAGGTTGTTGGCGATAAACTCAATATGATCTCTGAAGGTAAGAGATTGTTTAAGAAGTTTGGTAAGGTTGCCACAATTAAAGTTCCTTGTACAAGAGATGGTCTTGCTGCATGTAGAGAACTTAGTAAGGAACATATTAATGTTAATGTAACTCTTATCTTTAATGCCGCACAAGCAGTCCTTTCAGCAAAGGCAGGTGCAACATATGTGTCTCCTTTTGTAGGTAGACTTGATGATAATTCAATTGCTGGATTGGATTTG